CCTTACCCCATCTAGCCATATATTTTTTAATACGACTACTATGATTTGCCATATTGTTCAACATGTTTGTATCAGTAGCAGAAAAGTGAATATTATTTTTAAAGAAATCATTATGACCAGTGGCGTGAGCGATAACAGTCAGATGATCCAATAATGTGTTGCTATCTAAGCAATAGATGTAACATGGCGATGTATTGATTACCATCTCATATATTTTATGCATTTGATTTTCATATCCACGCTGCAATTCTTCATATTGCATGCCAAATGACCAATGTGGATATCGTACTGGAAAACCACCATACGCTGCTACTTCGGATATTTCATCGTAGGTAAGAAGCTGCACTACGGTTGGATAAAAGTCTAAACCCCAATCTTTACAAACATTCAAAATTATTTGAGCATATTCTTTTAATTGTTTTGGAAGCTGAACTCCGGGAATTGTATTATCGCCAATAAGAAGTGAAGAACCATGCATGAACTTATTAGACATCTTATAAATCCTTAAATTTTACTTTGATTTTTGAGTACCCATCAAAATTTTAATTGCATCTAAAATTTGATTATTTCTAATTTCATCATCACGCATATTCGGATCATTAGGATTTCCATTTCCAAAATTAATTTCGGTGGTACGAATATTATTCTTATCAAGCTCTCCACTTTCCAATGCCTTATCGACATGATACTTAACACTATTGGTATAGTTGTAAGGCAAAATTTGTGTGATCCCAACTAAATTAATATCCTTTTCTGGAAAGGATTCTTTTAATGTGTTGATAAACACTTGATTGTCATCACCCCAATTATCTCCATCCGTAAAGTAAAAAACATAAATGTTCCACTTTTGCGGAGGGTATCTATTCTCAAATTGCTTTTGAATAAATTTCAAAGCAGAAGAACAAGTTGTTCCTCCGCCATATCGGTAGTTATAAAACTTTTCTTCATCTACTTCCATGGCAAGAGAATCGTGCCACACAAAAAGTCGATCAACTCTTTTATAAAATTGTCTAATCCAAACATCAATCCACCAAGCCATATCTGAGACGATCTCGCATTTAGCTTGATCCATCGATCCAGATCCATCACGGGCATAAATGATCAAAGCATTGCTAGAAGGAACTTTAACTTCTTTATATTGCCTATAACGCTTGTCACGCTTGATTGGCTTGATTGTCTTCATAGGCATGCTAAGACCCGGAACTATTTCAAAATTGTTAGCAGTTCCGTCTGCACATTGCCTTTTTAAAGCTTCGATAAAAGTTCTTCTATTATGACGCAAAGATTCGGGACCAACCAAAGATATATTATTATATTTGATTTTTACTTCATCGAATGTATCATTTACTTTTGGCTTTAAATTTGGCAATTCCAGTTCATCTTGCATGAACTTCAATACAGTTTCCAAATCAAGACTTACGGTGATTCCTTCACCTTCATCCTGAGTTGCCCCATTGCCTTTTCCTTTTTTGCCCTTATCAATGACATCGCCATCCTTGCCTTTACCTCTGCCGATGCCATTGCCGTTGTCACCATAAAGAATTTGAGGAATATCAATTTTTGGAATTGTGATAGAAATTTTACCTCGTTTGCCACGAGATTTTACTATCTGTCCAGATTTGATAAACTTTTTAAGTGCTTTACGAAGTTTGCCTGAGACAACATCTATAAAGTCTTTATGATCTTCTTCAATTCTGCGTGGACACATGTTCTATTATTCCTCGGCTAGATCGCCTCTTGCAAATATAGATCCAACAAAATCCAGAACATCAGTTGCAGATCTTTCGTTATAACCATACTGTTTGATAAGGCGAGTTTTAATCGCATCTATTTTTTCTTGAATATCCTTATCAACCACAGTTGCTCCGCTAACATTGAGTGCGGACAACTTAATGGTATCTTTTACATCTTCAAAAAGCTTTGCTTCTAAAGCTTTTCTTAATTTTGGATTAGAATCCCAACTAAATTGCTTGTGCTTGATTGCAAGGTCACCAATAAAAGCAGCTATCTGCCTACGGAAATCATCAGCACCCGGTTCTGGTATATCGATCTTAGATTCAATGGCTCGCATCAATCTTTCGTCAGGCTTTCTATCTTGCCCTGTGATTGGGTCTTTAATCTTACTTTTGTTGATATACGCCATGATATTATCAATGTAATTAGCACAAAGGCGAATAATCGCATCTTCATCACCAACAAGAGCCTTCTGAACTTCGGCTTTTAAAATTTCAGTCAACTTCTTAACTACTAAATCAATACATGTGATGTATCGACCAACATCATCCTTATTGTTCAACAAAGAACTTCCTTCTAAACCTTCACGAAGCTCATTTAGAACCATGAACATATTTACATAATCATGATTATTGGCTAGGCAATTTGAAAGCTTATCTTGAACATAACGAACTGAAACACCACGAGTCATGCCCTCATCAGGATACCTGTCCTTCAATTCCTTTACTTGCTCTTCTGTCCATCCAGAAAGAAGCTTGCCGTCATAAAGCTCTGCTTTTTCGACTAAGGAAATTTTACCATCCTTATCATCATGAAGTCTGGTTAGAACTGCCCATAGAGCAGCAACTTCAAGTGTGTGTGGTGCGATATGTTGTTTGACCCTATCTACACCATAATCTTTTTCCAAGATTTTAAGTTCTTCGCCCCATCGAAGAGTATAAGGAACATCGATCTTTACAGTCCTATCACGCAATGCTTCCATATATTGGTTGCTTCGAAGCCTTTCGTATTCAGGACTATTGGTATGACAAAATATTGCCTCATCAATAGAGACTTGTGCAAACTTCTTTGGCTTAATACTTTGTTCTTGGCTTGCACCCAATAGATCATATAAAAATGCTTGATCTAACTTCAAAGCTTCTATAAACTCTATCATTCCCCTGTTTCCGACACAAAATTCTCCGTCAAAATTAAAGCTTCTTGGGTCAGAGTCAGAACCAAAAGTGCTAATGCGACTAAAATTAATATCGCCTGTGAGTTCTGTAGAGTCTTGATTTTTTTCATCTTTAGGTTGGAATGTGGCGATACCAACACGATCTGCTTCGCTATATGTTTTTCGAATTACTCGAATATGTTTTTCAAGAACTTTTTCGAGATCTCCGTCATACCTAATCAAAAGTTCTTTCATGAAGAACTTGCATCTTGGATCAAGCTCTCCCTCGCACTTCAATACATATAGTTCATTTCTCTCTTCTGCAGATACAGACTCAGAAAGAACTCGATTCAAATCATCCATAATAGGTTTACGAATTTCTGGCGGTAGCAACTTAAGTGGCTGCTCATGCATTGGGCATTCATCTTCTTCTTTGACATAAATTCCATCTTGTCCAGTTGGAAGATTTATCCATTTGAAAGTATACCAAGCACCGGCATCGGTTGTGGAATAGTTTTCCAATTCTCGTTTGAACAATCTGCAGATTGTAGATTTAGAACTACCTACAGGTCCATGCAAAAGAAGGATTCTTTTTTCAGTACCAAAATATCCAGCTGCACCTTTGATGAACTTAACCAAAGAATCCTTAGTTGGTGTCAGACCAATGATTGGACATTCATGATTATCAAAGAAATTATAATGTTTGTATGTCTTTCTGTATTCTTCAACGGCATGACAGCCCTTTTCCATAATCATGTCGTAAATCATTTGCCAAGAATTACGGACAAGTCTTGGTTGCTGATAGCACAGATCAATGTATTCGGAAAATGACATTTCTCCGTTAAGAATTTTAAATTTGCTTTGATTGAATCTACCTATAAATCTTTTAAGTTCGTCCATTTAAGTCTCCAATAAAAATCTAGTTAATTAGATCTGCATTATTATAAGGTTAGTTTACAAAATTAAAAAAGACATATAAATGATTATTTTACTTCGCCCCATGAAGAATCACTATCAATATCATTTATTGGACTATATGGTTCTGATCCCATATGGCTATTTTCTTTTGCATTTTTTCTTTGGTCTCGGACACCGCCCGGACGATCAACATTGAAATTATGTCGATAATCATGCCCTTTTGAATCACTATTCCAGACATCTGTTCCTACTGGATTTGTGAAACTAAAGCGACAAGTCGTCAATAATTTATTCTTCAATTTTGATTTACATTTAGGGCAGGAAACTTTTGAATATTTTCCAGTTTTATCGTATTCCGCTACTTCTTCCCATACTTTTGTACATTTCTTGCATTCGAACGCATATGTTGGCATAAATATATTCCTAAATTTCTTGTAGATCTCGCAACTGAAAATATACCTTCGAGATCATGCTTAATTGAGTTTGCAAACTATAAAACTTCCAAAAGAAAGATTTTTCGCAGACTTTTATAGATTTGGCAATTAACTTTTGATTTAAAGCCAAATATGTAAGCTCAACACCTTCTTGCTGTAAAGCTTGGTCTTCTGCTATCAGTTCTTTATATTCTTGTGGTGAGATTGGAGGTTCATTTGATTCATCTTCATTCTCTTCATCATCATAATAATCAAATCGTTTCATTTTTTCTCCTCAACAAACACTATGGAAAACATTACATGCATCTTTCCATATATTTGAAAATCGTCTTTCATTAATAGTAAGTATCACATTGTCATGTTTGGAATAGACACTCAATGGATTCCCAAGTTTATTTATCCATGAATCTGTATTAAAGTTCCCCCACCCAGAAGAATATGAAACAAATCTAGAAAATTTATTTTCTTTGACATTAGCAAATAAATTTTCATTTTTTACAATATCATCAACTTCGTTATACAAAATATAACAATTTTCTTTTTTATAATTTTGCTTTGAACTGATGATGTTTTCTTCGGCATCTAATTCTTTCAAGCAAATTATGTCTGGTGATATAACAAGCACGGGATATTTAACATAAGATTTTTTAAGAGCATAGTTCAAGCAAGAAATTGGATTATCATTTTTTGTTATTTCGAATGTAACGCCAAGACGCTTAGTCCAATTAAATAAATTGAATTTCATATCTTTTCGATTACACAATATTGAAATTTTTGCATCTGGAAGATTTTGCTGGAAAGAATACCAACTAAGAAATGTCATCCAATCATGATGCAAAAGATGCGAACAACAAATCAAAACGCTTAGATTTTCACCTGTATAACTTATCATGATCTAATGGAGTTATTTTTTCTTTTTATTCAAGTGCAAAGGAGAAAAGAGGCTGAAAATTGGCTTTGCTGGCTTTACACTTTTAGACATTAATTGTGTAGGAGAATTTGAACCTCTAGAATTGAAGCCATACATCTTCTCATTTAAAAACTGCTGAAAAGTTTTCATTTATTACTTTGGAACTCCAGTCGTAGCTTTAGCCTGATCTTTTTGAGCAGCATCCAATTGATTTTTAATTGTTTTTTGTAATGCTGCTGGATTAAGTGCGACTGGACTTTTAGATTTCAACATCAGATTTTTAACTTCTGTATCTTTTGTGATCTTGTCGGCAATTGCACTTGGATTTTTTCCAATCTTTGGGTCTGCAGATAGCATCGCTGATTTTCCTTGAATGGCTCCAGAAAGTTGTGCATCAAAATCACCATCTTCTGTAATTTTCAACCAATTTTTGAATGAATTCATATTTACTCCTTATAAACATATATATAGAAGAAAGGAATAAAATGAAAAAATGTTGTTTAACTAGAGTTTTGTTTGGTATGATTTTTGGTTTTTTTCTAAGTATTTTCGTAATGTATTCACAACTTTCTGGTGTCAAAAATCAACTTAAACATGATCATAAAACATGTAGCATGTGTGTATGTGAAAAAAAATGCAATTGTCCTCACGAAAATGACAAATGTAAAAACAAATGCTTGTGTGATTAAATTATTTTTCTGACAATTGAATCGATTATATTTGTTGTTGACAATCCATCAACAAATGGAGCAAAAACAACCTTTCCAGCATAATCTCTGCCAACTACTTCCTTGTCAATATAATCATGACCTTTTACCAAAACCTCTGGACTTAAATGTTTGATAATTTCAATTGGTGTGTCTTCTTCAAAACAAGCGACATAATCAACACACTCTAACGCAGCGAGCATTTGCATTCGATGTTGAATTTTATTCACAGGACGACCCGGCTTTAACTTTCCAACCGACTCATCACTATTGACAGCAACAAGAAGTTTATCACCTTGCTTTTTAGCAAATTCTAAACTCTCTATATGCCCTGCATGTAAAATATCAAAACATCCATTTGTAACGACCAACTTAAAATCTCTTTTTTTAAATCTTTTGTAATCAACAATTTTGGAAGAACTTCCAATAACTGTTTTTTTAATTGTGTCGATATCCAATGGCTTATTGTGTTTTTCTGTGACATAAATTAAACCCATAGAAAATGCGAATTCAGCAGCTTCTTTGAGTGGTATGTTGTTGCCCAAGCATAATCCCAAAAATGCAATAAAACAGTCTCCTGCACCAATAACACTATTGGCTTGTTTGTCTGATTTTGGATTCTTATATTCAAAGTAATTTTCATTAAATCCAAAAAAACCACTTCCTTCTGAAGTTATAATTACAGACTTGCAATTAGTTTGTTTTATTATTGAATCAATTTGCTTAGGCTTTTCTTTTTCATTGGTAATCGCACAAGCTTCTTGTGTGTTTGGTTTTATTAGTGTGCATCCTTTCCACTTTGTAATATCTTTTTTTGGATCAACAATCCTTATGGAGCATGGATGTTTTTCTGCCAAAGAAGAAACAATTGAATTAGCAAATAATCCTTTGTCATAATCAGAAAATATCAAAACATCAAAATCTTTTGACATAATTTTTTTGCAAAGATTTTCAGAAACTTCCTGCAATTCATCTTTGTTCATGCCATAATTATTTTTCTCGACATCCCAACGATATGTCGGAAAATCCGAACTATAAAATCTCTTTTTTCTTGGAACCAAATAAGGGCTTATACTCACCGATAATGATGTATCAATTTTATTTTTTTGTAAAATTTCATTCGCAGAATCATCTAAGAAAGAACATAGAAATGTATTTTTATTTATATTTTTAAGCTGATATGCAACATTAGCGGCTCCGCCCGGAAGAATTGCACTTGGCATGCATTCCTCTGAATGCATTACTGGAATTGGAAATTCTGGAGATATTTTTCGAACATTTACATTGAAATATTCGTCTAGCATAGAATCTCCAACGATTCCAATTTTTAAATTGCTAGAATTAATTGATTCTATAATATTCTTCATATGTGCAGCCCAATAATAGATGTTGCTATTATTTGAGTTACACAATTTATTTTTCTATATTTTTAACAGACAAGCCAAGCATTGCAGCTTTAGTTTTCCATTCTTCCTGTTCTCTTTTATTGTCTGTTTTTAAAGAATTTACAGATATTCCTCCCAAGGATGAGACCATTGCATCTACTTCCAATTTGGTCAATCTAATCGCTCCACGATGCTCATGATAATCTTCCCAAGCTTCAACAGCCCAAGGAACAATAGGCTTGATAAGTTCTAGCATAGCATTTGCAAACACTCTAATCTCCCATTGAGCATGAGCATCGCAACGCAAGGCTAAAAAATGCAAAAGATTATGCAGATCCACTTTCCAGTACCACTCTGTATACAAATTGACTGGTAGGAGCATTCTGGCTTGTTCTCTAGCAACACCATTTTGAATTGCTTTTTCGTATTCCTCATATGATTGATTGCAGATAAAATCTATTTTTTCAATAAATCCAGAGGCATCAGTTTCATTTATTGATCCACTACCTCCTTGTTTGTTTACTGACGATTGTTGTCTCACATTTTCAATTTCTGGTTTATAGAATTCATCCTTCATCATTGAATATCTTCCACTGTATTCATTCAAATTTGCAGTTCTGTGGCGCACCATTTGTCTGGCGATGAATATCGGTAATTTAACAGAAAATTTAAATTCAATCATCTCGAATGGAGTTGTGTGCTTGTGACGAAGCAAATAACGAATCAATCCTCTATCTTCATTAACAGTTTTAGTTCCATCTCCATAAGAAACTCTAGCAGCTTGAACTATTGCGTAATCTGCGGTCTTCCTATCATCTGGAACAAGTCTTGGCATAACATCAAGAATCGTCACATGCCCCTTGTCCAAGCATTTAATTGTTTTTTCAGAAACATTTGTCAAAACATCATGCATGAGATAACTCCAAAATAGTTAAATCTTATTCTATGAATTTATATTATAAAAAAAATAAAGGGAAATGAGAATAGCAATTAGAACCAACCTATGTCTCCCATGACAACATCTGGCAAATTAGGAAACATTTTTAAAATTTTACTTTTTTTCTTTTTTTTTTCTCAAGATCATCAACAGTTATCAAACTTGGCGATTGTCTAGTCACTGTTCCAATGCCAATAGGTCTAGCAAATTTCGCAACATCACCAGTCGATGTCATTCCGCCACCACCCGCAGCTGGTGCTGCTGCTGTTGCGACTTCATTTTGTTTCAACCATTCTTTGAACGATATCATGTCATTCCTCCCATACCTGCATCTGGAGGCATACCACCTGCATCTGCCGGTGGTGGTGCAGGAACCCATGCAGTTGTCAAAAATTTTACAAGTTCATCACGACTTAAATAATATTTATCTTTATCTGGTGTAGCCCTATTAAGGCTTCCATTTTTGAGAAAGCTTCTCATTCCCTTGTTTGGCTTTAAACGAATATATGCTCCATTTTTAGAAATCGAGTCTGGATCGATTTCCCAAGAAGATGCTTTATATGAAATTTCGTGATTTGGCTTGCCCATCATAAAGTGAGTTGCAACCCAAGGCTCTGAAGTCAAAAGTGAAGATAAATCTTTCCATTTAATTCCAAACTCATCTTCAAGTGTATCAATATAATCATTTCCAACTGGCGTAGATTCACTGCCTTCATCTTCTGATTTTTTCTCAGGAGAAGGGTCCATTTCTTCAATATATTTTTTGAATCCTGCGAAGCTCATATTTCTATATATAATATTACCTGCCAACTTATAAAAAACAATTAATTAAAATAAGTTATTGTAGCATTCCATAATAATTTTGTTTTAGGATGGCGTGGATATATAAATATATGATGAACGATATAGAAAATTTCAAAAACACCATGGCAACTTGGAATACATATCTTCTTAAGGAAGATAAGATTCAAAATTTTTTTGATGAAAATGAATTAATTTTCTTTTTTCAAAAAGGTGACAATATCTATGGAGCAAACGAAGATGGCAGATTGACATTTGCCACAATGAATGACAAAAAAGAAGATAAAAGAGTTCGAGACGAAATTAGAGTCCTTGCAATAAATCTCGTCAAAAGTATCAATGACGAAAAATCAGAATCAATGTTCAATATGAAAGAAATGAAAAAAATTAAAATTTTAGACAGAGATGAAGCAGAAAAAATTCTGCACAAAAAAATTAAATGACATTGCCATTTCAAAAAAATAATCATGTTCGCAAATATCAATGTTTCGTATGTGGCAGAGCCTATTACGAATATGACGAGTATAGCAAACACATAAAGGATACTCACGAACTTGGTCGTGATTATGTTGTATGCCCACTACAAAGATGTGGTTGTCCAGTCAGAGATTTAAGGCTACATTTCAAATCAAAGCATCCACATGAAAAAGATATTCCAAAGATAGGACAAATGCGAGCAACAATCTGGAAAGATATTGATAAAAAAAGTGGAAAATTAAAGCAGCAAAAGCCAAAATTTCGTGAAGGTTATTTCATGTCAGGAAAAAATAGAAAAGAAATGCATTATCGAAGTGGCTACGAAGTAGAAGTATATGAACAATTAGAATATTTGCCAGAAGTTATAAAATACGATGTCGAACCATTCAAAGTTGATTATATTTTTGAAGGAGAAAAGCATGAATACAATCCCGATCTTAGTATTTACTTTATGGATGGACATGTAGAAATATGGGAAATAAAGCCAGCTAATCAAACACAATTGCCAAAAAATCACGCTAAGTGGGCTGCGTGTCAACATCACTGCCAAGCAAGAGGTTGGCAGTTTGTAGTTATGACGGAAGTTGGTATAGGAAAACTCAAAAGAAGAGTTGACGAAATAACAAGATCTTAAAGACTAATCTCCTTTTTCCAATCTAATCGAATCGCTATCTTCATGATGCGTAGAAAATTCTATAATTTTAGCTCCATTTTCTCCAGCTATCATTTGATGTCTTAATCCAGTAGGAATATGAAAAGACATTCCTTCTTTTAAAATAATTGATTTTAATTCTTCTCCACCCCATCCATATAACATCTCTATATCATTTTCCAAAATAAATAAAACCTCATCCTTTATAGCATGATAATGGATAGAACATTTCTTTTTTGGATTAAAAAAAAGAATCTTACCACAATATTTTTCATTATTACATATCCATTGTTCATGTCCCCAACCCTTTGGAACAATAATATTTGGATGTAATGTATAGTTATTTAGTGACATTGTACGCCCTCTCAATAAAAGGAATTAATGAATCTCTTATTTTATAATGCAAATCAACTATTTCTTTGTCATTTATAAGAAAATAATCATAAAGTTCGCTTCCCTCTGGTGCGTTTGGATCATTATGCGTGATTTCGCCTTCTTTTTGAGTTTTTAAACACCATTCAATGATTGGTTTTATTTGAGATTCTGAAGGATTGGTGTCATTGTTGAAATAATTAGTGCGATACATGATAACATTGATACCTTCTCGCCCACGAATGTTTTTTGCCTCATTAATATATCTACAATCAGATACAATGAGTTGCTTGCCATCATCTCTTAAGGCTATATCAATCCATATATCGCTTACAATTTGGCGAAATCCATCACCAACAAATTGTAACGCTTTGCGGATATTCATTTTCATTCCGGGAGGTGCATCATCAATTCTTTTCCATTTTTCTAGAAAATCTCTATCGACATTGAATGCCCTACAAAATGTGTCTTTTACAGCATTTGCAAATGCTCCTCTTTCCCATGTTCCTGTGGTTTGAACACGATTAAGTTCGATAGCCAAATAATCAGCTGCGGTATCTTTTCCCATAGCTAATTGCGATGCAAAACCAATAATTTTCATAATGAAATCCTCGTTGTTTTAGTAATCATAAATGATTTATAAATTTTTATCAACAGCCAAGTCTGTTTTTTATAACCAATTGTCACTTATAATTTCTTATGATACCTATGAAAAAAATAGAACCAATATGTAAAAATTGTTTGCTTTACAATCATGAAAAAAAAGAATGTAAAGTTGCGATTCTAATTGATGGCACTGAACACCATCTTCCAGTAGATAAAAATGATAGATGTCATATGGATGAACTTGGAATTGAAGTTCAGCAAGTCAGATGGTGGACAGAAGACAAGGAGGGCAATCCAACAAAAGAAAATGGCATTGTCAAGATTGAATATCCAAAGAATTTCTTCGGAAAACAAGAGAATCAATAAGTAATGGCTTGTCAAGGTCCTTTTAAAAATGGTGTTGCAGGAGATCCAGTTTGTGGTTGCTCATGCTCAGATTCTAAATGTTGTCCACCACCATGCTGCAGTAGTGTTAGTCTTTTTTTTGAATTAGGACCAGCTTATGACGAAATAGATTATCCCGAAGGATGTAAATGCGAAGATCCAACTCCTCCAGAAGAACCCGCACCATTACTAAGAGAATTATCTGAAAAAGAAAATTGGGAAACTATAAACATTGGATCTCATCTCATACCTTTTCCAAAATTTAAAAAAAAATCAAATAAAAATTCAGATAATTATGTTTTTGCTCTTGGTGGAAGCTGTTCAGTGCCATGCGAAGTGGTAGAAATTCAATTAACTGTTGATAGCTGTTGCATAGAAATAGTAGATGGAACAGAAGGGCAAACAAACTTTGATCCAGATGTGTCATTAAGAATGGTTGGAGATGGTCTTGTATTTGCCACATATGATGCTGGTGATTGCGAATTTGATTTAAAAATAAATGGCACAACAATAACCGCAGAAGAAGATAGTGTATTTGTTGCTGATGGAGATCCAATTGATGTTTCGCTTGAACCAAAAGGAATAAATGCAGATTGTTGTACACCCTGCTGGATTGACACCCAATGCACACCATCGAGCATTCTTGCTACAAAGGTCTTCTTTAGAGCTAGATCTGTGAAAAAGGGTGCAAAAGGCTATTTGAACATAGCAAAGCTAATTGAAAGAGTAAACAGGCTAAAGCGCAGAAAGTCTTGATGCAACGCTTTTAATTTCTTTGACCAAATCTTCTTTAAGATTCAATATTTTTTTCAATTTAGCATCATCCAATTCGGCAACAGAATCAACATCTTTATATCCCAAATCGTATAACTTTGTTGCTCTAACTTTACCTACATTTGGCAACTGGCACAAATTTATAAGGTGTGCTGGCACTCCATGTCTAATGCGACTTCCCAAATCCTTTAAAAATGACTCCTGACCCCATTTCCCACTCATAGAATCAAGTGCGACCAATATCTGCTGTATTCTTTCGAATTCGCTTTGCAAACTTCTTTGATATCCAGCCAAAGCCGTTACATACGATCCATTCAACAAATTGAAATAACAAAAGGCAGATTTCTTGATTCCTTCCGTGAAAAATTTATATTCTGAGTAAAAATCTTTTTGTAGCCTCTTGTCGAACAAGCTCATTTCTTGTTTTTCTGCGTTGTTGACTATATTTGCTCTATTGGTATCAATTTTTGCCAAAGCCAAAGCAACATGCAAATCAGAGTTTTGTTTTTTTTCCTTAAATAGAAAATAAAAATTTCTACTGTAGTCAGCGATGTCAAACGGAGAGTAATAAAAAATGCTTGCTATTTTTCCAACACTAGAAACTTCCAAATTACCATTATCATTATGAACAATTTTTCTATCGATCATTTCGACAAGCAATTCGCTGATATAGGTCTGATTAAGATTCCTTGCTTGAAAACTAGCCAATGATCTTTCATACCACTTCTTAATGTCTGCAACATTTTCAATTGATCTATGATGAATTTCACTAACCAAATGAAATGCCAGATTTCTTGGCTTCTCTAAGAGTTTCGAAGTAATGTTTTGTGGAGTATTCAATCTGTCACGATGTCTTTTTGCATTAGAGTTTGGCAATAAGATATAAGCATCGCCACGAGGATCAATTCCTAATCGTCCTGATCTACCGACCATTTGAGTCACATTATAAGTTTCTACTTCATCCTTGCCACGATGAACTCCAAGTATAATCACACGCCTAGCGGGTGTATTCACTCCCCAAGCCAAAGTTGGAGTTGCAACAATAATTCTCAAGCCATCTTTTTTCTTAAATCTTCTTTCTAAGTCAATTCTTTTCTCTTTGTCCAAATCTGCATTATGGAACTCTGAATCAATTGAATTGGCTTTCAATGTCCGAGTTATCAAATCGCCAGTTCTTTTTGTGTGTGCAAAAACCAAAAATTTATCATCGGGATAATCGTTTATAATATCCAAAGCTTTGTCGATCTTTGCCTTTTCTTCAATGTCATAAGAATAACAATGCTCATCATCGTAGTTTTCATAGTGAATTCCTAAAGGCACTGGTCTATACTCAGAATTCAAAATATAAGTTTTCTTTTTATTGAGTTCGCATAGCCATTCTGCGATTTGACTCACATTTGGCATGGTTGCAGACAAAAGAACAATCCGACAATTTGGATTAATTTGAGTAAATTTCATCAATCCAACCTCAAGATGTTCGCCTCTTCCGGGAACTGTCAAAAGATGAGATTCGTCAATTACTAAAGTTCCTATTTCTTTCAGATAGGCACTTTTTTCAGAATTGATATTTCTTGCTCTATGGTTGAGCATTTCCGAAGTCATGATGATTAGATTTGATTTCAACAATTCTTCTTGTCTTTTTTCGGTGATCCTATAATCGCCTGTGCATATTGAAATATTCAAATCATGAAAATGATATGAAGAGTCTGTCCATTGGTCTATTTTTTCTTGAGCCAAGGCTTTTAATGGTGCAAGAAACATTCCTTTGCCACCACGCTTACGAATTTCTTGAGCCAAAAACATTTCAGCAATAACAGTTTTTCCAGCACTAGTTCTTGCGGAAACCAAAAAGTTAGCATCATTTTCAAAAACTTCAAAAATTCTACTTTGAACTGGATTGAAATTTTCATATTCCCATTTTGCGTATGGATATTTCGAACAAGGAACAAGATCCGTCTGATCTATTATTTGGATCAATTCGCTCATAACATTATTTCTCTTAAGGTTGAATTGCACATGATAGCAAAAGCAGCTTTGTTGGGAAAGATAACATTTAAAAATTGGTTTTATTTTCTTTTCTAATTTGCCAGATTTGCGAAATGGTTTTGCCCAAAGATCCCATTTCCTCTTGGCTAAAGCTATTGCTCTTTACTTTATTACATGCCAGACAACAAAGAACAATATTATCAAGTGTGTAATCCTTATCACTATCAATGCGATCTACACCTAATGATTCAACCAACAATCCAATTTGTGAATATATTGATAAATTTAAAATTTCTGCTTCTGTGACACCACAATAAAAACATTTTCTCACATGAGATTTTATCCATGTAAGAAATTCTTCTTGAGTGATAGCGACTTGAGGAGTTTTTTTTCTTTTTCTTTTGACGGAACAATTTGCTTGAATATTTTTATATTTCTGACAATCTTTGCATGTACGCATTTTTCCAGAACTATATCTCAATGTCAAATCATCGGTTTTACAAATAGGACAAGTCCAAATAATCATTTATCTCCATCGTCTGGATATGATTATTTAGACTTGTCTGCTATTAAATTTATTAGCGATGCATATCAAATCTTTTTTGATATTCACGATTTACAGCTTCATGCATAGTGTCAACCATGCAATAAAAATCAAAGCATCCAGATGCTCCGCCAAGCCATCTGTCAAGATCTTTGTTATTTCCAACAAAATTCAAGACTTCTGGAATGTCGCCTTGATACCTAAAATGAAGTCTACTATGAAGCACTTTTAGATTCTCATCAGAAAGCCTATAAAAGTATTCTTTTAAAAAATGATCGATATTTTTCATACTATACCTCAGATATGGAAAAGATTTTTAACCAAAAAAAGTTTGAAGAACTACTAGTCTCCAAATGGGCTGAGTTCTTAGATGCTCCAAAATTATTGAAAACAATCAATGATTTAGTCCAAGAACATAAAAATAATTTCGACATTGTTCCCAATACATCATATAAACAAAAAGGAACACAAATAATGATATCCAGATTCCAACTTACAAATAATGGATTCATTATATGGGTAGACTTTTTGGTTCCACTCGCAGAAAACAAAGTTGCCGTAGGAACTACCGAGTTGTTCCTACTATCTACAGGAATTCTAAGTCATTCCAAAACTTTAGGCAATATATACGATTGTATTTAAACTACATCCAATCTTCTTACATGGTCTCCATCTTGATTGATAAAGCTGTCTTCTAGTATTAAAGATTTTTTATCATCTGCAAAACGAAGCCCTAAATTGAATGCATCAATACATGCTGTTCGATCATTTTGTGATGCCATAACCCAACAATAGTCATTTTTCTTTATAAATTTTCCTCTTTGGTTTTCTTGTGTTATTCCTATTTCTAATGTAACATTGTCCGGCAAAAGTAATTCAATTTTCCCATGCCTCATAAGATGCTCTACAATCATAGATTGTATTTTATTTTGGCTCATGATTACACCTCGTAAAATTTTTAAATGAAAAAAACTTTGCTAGGAGGAATATAAAAGTATTTGAACCCATCATAGAAACGATGTGTATAGTCACCATCTTTACGAATTGGAGATTCAATAACCCTCTCCTCCTTGTTCAAACAAACTGTCCAACAGTATATCTTTTTTTGTTGCTTATAGGTCTCTATGAGAAACAATTCATCATTTCCTAAAAACAACTTTGCAATCTTACAATTAACAGAAATCGGCAAAAAGGTGCTATAGTCACCATAAAGCTGTAAAACATCCATATAATAATGTTCGTAATCACATCTTTGGTAGTGAGCTACTACAGAATATCCATCAACGACATATTTTCTACTTTTAAAAATAAGTAGATCTTCTTCGTAAGCTTCTGAATTTTTAATAGGATAATTGTATGGAATCAAAATCTTTGAGAGATTTTTTAATTCTTGAATCGAACTTTTTATCTTTGTGATGTTGTCCGACATATATTCACCTTATATGAAGGTATATATCCTAATCCAAGAACTTATCTTCTATAAATTTATTATTCAATAATGAATTTGAATCTTTTTCGAATTGAAAAACATCATGCTGTTGATGAAATTT